GCAGCCATCTCAGCCACCACAGAAGTAGACATAAGCGCGGCACTTGCAGCAGACAGTTCGTCAACGCTCATACCCAACTCAAGCATCGCGCTCTCGTACTCGGCCGTAAATAATTCAGATGCTGTTTCAGCCACAGAGAAATCCATCGCGAGGACCAGAGCGACAGAAGTTTGATAGTTATGCAACATGGCGCTTGTAACTAAAGCTTCTGCCAAACTTTCGTCAGCAACAATCTGACCTTGGCTTGCAAGATCAGTCGCAGCGTAAGCCAGGACCGCAGCTAACGAAACTTGCTGTTCAATTATCGACGCTGCTTCTTGCAGTCCCTGTACTTCCAGTGTCTGTTGCGCTTTTAGCCCTGAACCGGCTAGACAAAGAAGGCCCAGCATTACTTTGGTTAACTTCAACATCAGGTAGCTCCTTTAAATCCATTCTCAGAAAGGCGTTCCAAAACGCCAAGTCGTTATCGTAACCCGTCACATATATCGTTGGGTTTTTTCGCATCGCTTCATATGCTGGTCGTCCAGTTAAAATACGTCCTGTTTTAATGTCGTAGATCGGGCAGGGCGTTGACGACATAGCCATTGCTTTAAATACAACAGGTGAAGCGCACATTACTGACAGACCAGAAATCTGTAGGCCTAGCCCATGTGGCTGTGGTTGCCCCATTAGCCGTGCATCCTTGCGCCGATTGCATTCAGGATCTTGTTCCATGTTGCCAGTTGCAAACCCAAATAAAGAAACCTGAACTCCGCTAGTCTTTGGCATGAGACAACTATCTGTTCCACCCGCGCCCATGACGGTAGGTGCGCTAGCAGTAGGCGGTGGCTGAGAACCTGGCGCGCTGCCTGCTCCATTGTATGTGTTGGATGTTGAAAAGCTTTCGTTGTTGCTCTCAACATTGCTTCCATTGTTCCCCGTGTTGCTGTTAAAGTCACCCTCAACGCTCCCGTCCTGGGCAAAACATGGAGACATCAGCAAGACTAGGGATACTGCAACGCATCTGACCCGCATTCCACCTCCAAAATGTTTCTGACGTTAGGATTGCTGCACATAATAACAAGCCCAGCATCAGCAAAACCCATTGCCGCCAATGTTTCGGCTGCTTTCCTGTCCTCACAAAACTTCTCCCCCATGCAAATAGAAGGCAATGAAACAGGAGTGGGCATTCTTATTTCTGCACAGCCTATTAAAAATACTAAGGGGAATAACCATTTCATTTTATCTTTAAGGTTTAGTCGGCCAATCGCCAGCAACAAGGTTGGGCCAGTCGGAGTGACCTGTGATGTCACGGAGAGCCTGACGATAGGTTGCCATTGCAGAAGACAGAGTAGCATCTGAAAGGGCCAAGTAATCAGTTTCAGCCAGCAAGCCATCTCGTACATTTCTTGCAGAAGTAGCTGTATAGGCTGCATCAGCAGCAAGCTCCGCAGAGGTTTTGTCCCTAACCGTCCAAACATAAGTCCATTTTCCACCAACTTGTGTTGCTGTTTCGCTTAAAGTAATAACTTCTGTCGAAACATTATACGAAGGCGCATCAGCAAAAACAAAACTATAAACTCCGTAGCTTGCCAGCGTTTCCTCTGCTATTACCTTTGGAAAGGATACTGTTTTGTTGTCCTTGCGAAGTTGGCCCAGGCTGTAACGTACCTGATTTCCATCTGTAATTTTAATATATGCCAACTGTGTATGCTCCTATGCTTAGATGGTTAAATGTCTACTAACTCTGTCGATTGAGAAAGGACGCCGTTAGTTTGCCCTACGTTACCATAAGCAGGAATCCCGTTCACCCTACTCGCGGTGTTGTTGTAAGCGTTATCTGTGTCATTAGACACAGTAATGTCACTGGTCACAGAAGTGAAAACAAAGTCTCCAAACGTCCCAGTAAATTCTCCGCTGGCAGGTACTTTAAAAGTTATCTGTGAATTTACAACACCACTAGCTGCCATTTGCACAGCAGAGCAGGCAACTATGTCACCATTTGAATCAATTTTAATATCTGTAAAGCGCCCATTAATCTCTGTGGCCACATTATTTATAGTTAACTTATTTGCCCACTGCAAAGCCCCAGAGCTATTTAATTTCATTATTAATACACGCTCAGACTCGGAGCCTTTTGTGCTGTGACCTATCAGATACCAATTATCATCAGCATCTACTGCAACACCGTCTTTTATTTGTATCCTGCCGTTACTTGTAACAATCTTTTTTTTCCAAACGGGAGCGGCATTAGAACCCGCAAATTTATGAATAACAGATGAAGAATTAGCTTGCGAATCTCTGTTGCTTTGCCAGATCATTGCAAAATCGCCGTTACTGTCGGGGCCACCTATGGGATGGTTCCCTAAAGTAAGGCTGTAGGCTCCATCCGCTGTAGATATAGTTTTTCCCCATGCAAATGCATTATTAGACGCGTTCATTTTGACAATAGATACATCAGTCCTAGTACCAGAAATTCTTCCCGTACCAATAGCGATGCAGTTGTTGCTGGAATCAAATGCCACGTCAGCACCAATACCACGGTCAGTGTTTAGCTGCGCTCCCGCAACTGCTGCACCTGCATTATTAAATCTATGTATGGTCAAATCTGGCTGTTCACCATAACCGACCGACATATACCCAACGCCGTATGGCGTACCATTCGGAGACACACCGCCGCCTTTAAACTCTCCTTTAACTGAGCTAAGACCCTTTATATACTGTAAAGCGCCACTACTATTATATTTTATAACAACGGATAGATTATTATTAGGGAAGAAGCCTTCGCCCAATGCAAACACATTATCATTGGAGTCTGTGCCTACACCAAATATTTGCCCCCGATCAGTACCACTTGCAGAAGCGTAAATATACCTTGCCCACACAAGGCTACCATCTGTAGCAATTTTAGTTATAAAAGGCGCAGCCCCCGCATTTGAGGGTTTATTATTTTTTTGGTTTCCAATGGTAATCACGTTGTTATTTGAATCTACCGCAACAGAGACGGGTTGAGTTGGCTTGGCATTCTGAGCTTGTGTTTCTCCGTAATGAAAAATCCAATAGTCTCCCAGAGAAGTACCCGCTGCACCCATAAGTATTGTTTTAAATGAGTTAGCCAATGGCTGTTCCTCCCAAAAAACCGTAGTATGTCGTGCCGCCATCTCTGGTTAAGAAAGCATAAGCTTGAACCTCATTGTTACCCGCTGCGGCAGGGGCAGAGCCACCAGCCCAATCAACGCTGCTTGGCCAAGTAATAGTAACGGCGCTGCTGTGTTGAGTAACCATAAGTGTAAAAGAATAAGCTGTCCCAGAACCAGGCGGATTACTAAAAGCAAACGTAGTGCCTTGGGCCATTGTCAAAGAGAAATTTGTTGCCGCTGCTAGGTTTAACGTAACAGTAGAACCCGCAGTAAGGGCCACATACGTTTCCTCATAGCTTATAGGTTTAAGGCTACCCGCAACAGTGAGCATAGCCGTAGCGGTTGCGGTTCCGATAGCTACTTTATTATTGCCACCGTCAACAAACACCATGTTTGCGTTTCCGTTTGACTCAACTCTAAAATCTACGTCAGCGGAATCTTCGTTAAAGACCGCGCCACCATTAACCACAGGTGCTGCCAACGTCTTATTAGTTAGGGTATCTACAGAAACCCGCGACACTAAAGTTGAGTTGTTCCCAGCGGGAAGCATAAGCGTGTTGGTTACAGAAGCTGAGTGAGGCTGACCAAATACTTTTTGTCCGTGGGTGTTACTCTCACAGTTAAATACAACAGCACCTGAGTTAGTGTTGCCTCGTACAACTACTGTACCAGTGCCTGCTGGCGCTAAGTCCAGCGTAGCATTAGAGACCGTAACAATGTCCTTACCATTCATGTCTAGGTTGCCACCTAGCTGTGGGGTCGTGTCAGAAACTATGTTTGCTAAACCACCACCAGCTTGACCTGTTGCACCAGTTAGACCAGTTGCACCAGTAGGAATACCCAGCGCGAATGTAGCTGTGCCGCCAGATACTGCGACAGAACCTGTTGCATTTCCACCCACCGACACAGTGGACACATTAACAGCCGCGCCGGTTACTTGTGTGGTGACTTCTGGGTTTCCACTCGTGCTGTTGAAGCCTAAGACCTTTCCTTTCCTATCGTCCTTATTTGGGAGCGTCAGGTCTACGCTGGCGGCGTCATCCACTGGCGCTCTGACTGTTCGTGAAAGAACCTCTTGCTGTTGCTGCTGAACCATCACGTTCGTGTCGAAATCGCTCTCAAGTGCGGCCGCTGTAATGTTACCACCGGAGGTGTAAACAGATGTTCGAGACAGTGGAGCGTCACCCATTATGGTTATTGTCTGCGATGATGACGGAAAGTTATTGGTCGTAAACGAAACCGTTCCAGTGCCGTTTGATGCAAGTGATACAGTGTAATGTGTAGTCAGCGTTTTGAGTGTAGTGTCTACAAACACGTCCACCTCGGATTGTGAATTTACCTGAAAGGCGAAACTGAAGGGGCCAGCGCTCCCGTTGCCGGATGCCTGGGCTTTTCTTGCCGTTGCTGAAATCGAAAACGTAGCCATTTACCAATCCTTACCT